TCATTATAGGGCCAGTATGTTTCTTGCTTACTGTTACGACCTAATAGTTTTGCATACATTGTTTTAACACATATACTTACGCTGTCGTACCTATTACGTTCACAATTTAAAAATAAATTTCTTAATTCCTCAACCCACTCCCCCAACGATTCAACCTCACCAGCAACACCAGCAATATTAATATCTATGGTAACATGATCTTTGATTTCATTAATAACAGAAACTAAATGCTCCCTAGTCTGTGTTTTTGGATGGAAGGTAATTACAACGCCGTCTAAATAGTCTTTGGCTTTGCTCCACCAATTAATTGTTCTACTAGCATTTGTAAAAACGACGCTGTTTGTTTTATACTCAGATATGCGACGAATTATATCTTCAAACCCAGGCATAACAGTAACTTCACCGCCAATAAGTTCAAAATCAACCCGCTTGTTTTGATTGTTATAGTGAGTGCATATCTTATCAACTGTAGTAAGATATGTGTTCAGAGGCATCCATGGTCTAGTACCGTCATGCAGAATAGGAGGGCAATATTCACAGTTGTAATTACATTGATTGCCCATGTTCCATTGAACACGAATATTGTCGATAGGGCCTCTGGCATGTGGGCCTTTTACGGACACCAACTTTGCCATTTTATCTTCCTACAATAACTGTAGGTGCACCTGCAATAACAGCATGTCCACATGCTGCGGTACTTAATGATTCAACTGAAACTGGTTTATACTCAGCAAAGACAGTAGTGCTAGCTGTAACTATGGATGGTTGAATGTGCGGTGCTTCACCGTGTGTAGCAACAAGATCATTAATAACACTCACTGTTGAATATTCAGCTTTAACAGTTGGGGCGCCAGGGCCAATAATAATTCCTGTTCCTGCTAACGATGCTGTTACTTTTGCTATTCCGGGCATAATATTATTTATGCCGATTCAGCATCGTCCTCGTTACCTAATTCTTCTTTGACTAGATCTATATATTCTTCCGCTGTTACTTCTGTAGTTTCTAAGACTGCAAAAATTTGATTAGTGTGCAAAAACACTTCATCACATTTTGCTGTTAGTGCAAAGGGAATTAATACTACGCTGTCGCCCGAAATAACCACAATTTTTGGGTGATGGATTGTTAATACGGTTCCTTCTTCATTGAAACCCATTAGACGTGCAACGATTTCATCACCTTTGTGTGATTTAATAGTTACAACTTTACCCGCTAATGATTTAAGATTATACATAATTATAGGCTCCCTAGCGAACCATAATCAACAGGCTCTTTCATTTTATTCTTGATACCATCAACACCCAAAGAACTCAATCCAGTGAAACCACCCTCAACAAATAGCTTTCGTTGAAAATAAATTTGAGGCATTGTTCTATGACCTTCATTTAATACAAACTCTCTAGCTTCTGTATCAATTTCAATATTAATTTCTTCAAACGGTATATCGTTGTTCTTAAGTAGTGCCTTAGCCTGTAAGCAATAACCGCAATTGTTTTTTGTGTATAGTGTTAGCATTTTATAAACTTAACCCCTTAAATGTATCTTCTGTGACGTCCTGTTTAGTACCGCCAATTACATAACTACTTATTTCAGTTTCTTGCGGTGCAACCTGAACTTCGGCACCGCTGATCCATTTTTGAGTCCAAGGTAGGGGATTACTACCAGGAGCCTTAAACGGGGTATCTAAACCAACACTTTTCATACGTTTTGCAGCAATCCATTCAACATATTGCTTTAGTAGTTCTGCATTAAGACCAATCATTGATCCGCCCTGAAAAAGATAGTCAGCCCAAGCCTTTTCCTGTCTAATTGCATCCATAAACATTTCGGTACAAAGACCTTTAGTTTCTTCTGCAATTTTAGCAAAGTCAGGATCATCTAGCGGTAGAACCTTTAGCATGTGCTGCGAACCCGCTAGATGAACATTTTCGTCGCGAGCAATTAACTTAATGATCTTTGCATTGCCTTCCATCTTTTTAAGCTCAGCAAATGCCCAACTGCAAGCAAAGCTAACATAAAATCGCACACCCTCTAGGATGTTAACGCTCATTATAGCTAGCCAAATCTTTTTCTTAACATCGTATAGGTCAACAACTACTTTCTTTCCGTTAACTGTATGTGTACCTTCACCTAATAAATTATACCAACTAACAGCTTCAATAAGTTCATCATAGTTCTTACTGATGCTTTCAGCACAGTTGACTATTTCATTCATATCCTTCATTTCGTCAAATACCTTACTTGGGTCGCTGTAGATATTACGAATAATATGTGTATAGCTGCGGCTATGAATAGTTTCACTAAATGCCCAAGTTTCGACCCAAGTTTCAACTTCAGGTAAACTAACAATAGGCAAGAATGCAACATTAGGGCTGCGACCCTGTACACTATCCAGCAAAATCTGACGCTTTAGGTTGCTGGTAAAAATATGCTGTTCGTGATCAGTTAAATCCTTAAAATCTTTTGCATCACGAAAAGTATCTACTTCCTCTGGACGCCAAAAGAAACCTAACTGCTTATCAGTTAGTTTGTCAAACTGGCGATACTTCAAAGTATCGTAACGCTGCATAGTTACTGTACCACTTGCGTCCAAGAACATTGTAGCAGTGGTATGATCTTTACGATTGTTAGAATTAAAAACTGAATATGTCATTATTTGTTACCTTAGATTTTACAACTGTCACAGTCATCATCGACTGCAATCTGTGAAGGTGCAAGTTCAACTTTGACTTCAACTTCACCTTGTCCGTCGTATGTATTGTTATAATATAATTGCTTGCCGCCATATTTGTAGAACATTACAATATGTTGCAGCAACAAACTCATAGGAATTTTCTCATCCTCAAAATGCTGAGGATTATAGCTGGTATTAACGCTGATTCCCTGATCAATGTACTTCTGTAGAACAGCACAAATCTTTAGATATCCTTCTGGACTGGTTTGGTCCCAGAGAAGATCATATTTGTTCTTCAATCTACGATATTCAGGAACAACCTGTTTGAGTACACCATCCTTGCTTTGTTTTACACTTACATAACTGCGAGGTGGTTCAATACCGTTAGTGCTATTACTAATTTGTGCTGAAGTTTCCGCAGGCATTAATGCCATTAGTGTACTGTTACGAATACCATAAGCCTTAAGATCTTTACGCAACGATTTCCAATCCATGCGCTCTTTGTGCTTTACTAATTCATCAACTTCTTTCTTGTAAGTTTGATTTGGTGTAATACCATCAGCGTACTTAGTTTCGTTGCTCTTTAAACAGGCACCCTTTTCTCTGGCTAGCTTAACACTAGCCTTGATTAGATAGTAACTCCATGCTTCTGCCCACTCATCAACAAGTTCAAGATTTGGACTTTGATAATTTGTGTCGTTCTTTGCGAGCCAATAAGCAAAGTTGATAATACCTACGCCTAACGGTCTACGGTTCATTGTTCCAAGGTGTGCTGCTAACACTGGATAGCTTTGGTAGTCAAGTAGTTCATCTAGCGCACGAACAGCAAGTTCACATGGCTTTTCAAAATCTGCAGGGGTCTTAATATTGCCCCAGTTGATTGCGCTAAGTGTGCAAAGACTAATTTCACCTTCCGGGTCGTTGATATCTTTGAGTGGCTTTGTGGGTAAGTTAATCTCACAGCAAAGATTACTCTGGTGTATTGGTGCTAAGTCTTCTTTAAACGCTCCGTGACTGTTAGCATGGTCAACATTCATAAGATAGATACGACCAGTATCCTTGCGTTCGGTGACAAAGGAACTAAACAAGTCAACTGCTTTGATAGTCTTCTTACGAACACGAGTGTTGCGTTCTGCCGCTTCATAGAGTTCTCTAAACTTGTCCTGATCGGCAAAAAACGCATCATACAATCCAGGAACATCATGCGGGGAAAATAGAGTAATTTCTCCACCTGTTAGTAGACGTTCATACATTAGCTTATTAAACTGTACACCATAGTCCATATGACGTACACGATTATCTTCTGTACCTTTGTTGTTTTTTAGTACTAGTAGATCTTCTACTTCGTAGTGCCAGATTGGATAGTAGAGGGTGGCTGCTCCTCCGCGGACGCCGCCTTGCGAGCAGCTTTTGACCGCGCTCTGGAAGTGCTTATAAAACGGTATGACACCAGTGTGGCTAGCATCACCGTTCCGAATGGGAGAGCCAATAGCCCTAATGCGACCGGCGCCGATACCAATTCCTGCTTTTTGAGATACGTACTTAACAATTGAGCTCGCTGTCGCATTAATACTGTCCAAACTATCATCTGTTTCAATCAGCACACAACTGCTGAATTGACGTTGTGGGGTTCTTACACCTGCCATAATTGGTGTCGGTAGACTGATGTCAAAGGTACTAGTAGCATCATAGAAATCTTTAACATACTGCATACGAGTATCTGTTGGATAACGTCCAAAGAGTGTAGCAGCAATCATCATGTATGCAACTTGTGGCGTTTCAAAGATTTGCTTATTGGCACGATTCTGAACCAGATATTTGCCACGGAACTGCTCCATAGCGGCATAGGTCAATAAGTTATCGCGGTCATGCTTAATATAAGTGTTTAGTTCGTCAATTTCTTCTTCGCTGTAAAGCTCAAGAATTTCCTTGTCGTAGAATCCTTTACTAATATTAGTTTTAATAATATTAAAAAGGTGGGGAGGATTAAATTCGCCGTAAACGTGCTTACGCAAATGATAGTTAATTAGCCTGCCGGCAACATATTGGTAATTAGGTGTTTCTTCGCTGATAAGATCAGCAGCACTTTTAATTAGTGTTTCTTGAATATCAGAACTAGTAATGCCGTTATAAAATTGAATGTGACTTTTAATTTCAACTTCGCTAGGACTTACACCTGTAATTCCATCACATGCATAAAAAACTACTTTATGTAGTTTGTCTAAATCTAGCTCTTCCTTGCGTCCGTCTCGTTTTGTAATAAGGTATGTTTTTGACATCTTTTAGTCCTGTGTCTTTTGAAAATAGTCTTGTTCTTATTGTACTAGAGTATACTTATCTTGTCAATAACTAAATTTATCTAATGCTATTATGTGTCGCATATAGTGGGTAGAATTGTCAAGAGCAAACTGCTCACTGACAATTTTGCCAGGTAGAAAGTTATAAACAAGGTTATTGTCTACGAAGATTAAACCAGTTGCACCAGTTATATGGTTACTTACCACATCAAACCGAAGCTCAGAGGGATTTACGAGTTTAAGGTGTAGTAGAGTACTAGTAATAATAAGTGTCAGACTACTCTGACAAAAATGCCCGTATTTGACAATTTCAAAAACATCAAGCCAGTTATCCGGTGTATAGTAATCTAAAAATCTAGTTTCTATCTTTACACCGGCAAAGGCTTCCACAACATTTTGTGTTGTTCCATCCTTTGGAAATGTCTGCCTAAATTTTCTCCAGGCGGCTAGGCGATCTATATCGTTCTGTGTCTTTATAAACATAAACTATCTTTAAGCTGGCAACGAAGACCAACGTCTTACAATGTATTTAACTTCTAGGTCGGTGTTAGGAGATAAATTATTCGTTGCGTGTATATTGATAGTTGTGTTGCCTGCCATGTGGGCTGCTAAAATTAAATTACCTGTTAAGCCAGTATCTAACATCTCAGATGAAATGTCCTGGAACAGTAAAGACCCGTTCCCACTAAGGAAATCACTTCTGCCACTTAAATGAATAGTACCCATTCTTTGATATTTTGTACTTTCAGTTGACGCTTCAGTAATCGTATAATCAATGATATAAGAATCATAAACTGAAATACTTTGTTGCATGTTTAGAACAGCAGCATTAGCAGCGTTAAATGCAATAGATGCAGTATTCATATCAGTATAGGAAACTGTTCTGTCACCAATTACTGCTGCGGTTCTAGTTTGTAATTCAATATTAGTCTTAAGATTTACTAAGCCTCGAATATCTCTACCACTTCTCTGGAAATAAATGTCATTGACAACACTATTAAAGTCTCTTGCTTCGTCTCGGTGATCAAAGTTTATTTCGTCAAAAGTATTATCAATGTTTAAAGTGTATGTACCCAGTGTTCTTGTTAATGATGTATCAGTACTATATACTTCACCAACTTTAGCTGAAGTAAAGATATTTACATCTTCAGATTCTAAGCAGGAATTGAGCCACTTTTCTAATTTTGCTTTAACGGTGCTGTCCTTATTATACAAACCAGGAGTAAGTTTTAATACACTTAATGTTGGTGTATCAGGATCTTCATGTATGCCAAAATCTAAACCAACACTACTAAATGCAGCCTTGTGGGTAAAATAAACAGTATCAACCGTATCTGGTATAAAGTTTAATTGAGGGAAATCATTTACTGCATTTACTACTGCAATAGCACCACTAAGGGTTGTTTGACTACTAAGGTCAATACTTCTAACAGGAGTAACATAAGTATTTGCATACGAAGCTGCGAGAGACGGTTTAATGTTCATTGTAACATTAGCTGTTGGCAAACCGCTTGCTGTGATAAAAAATGTATTATCAGTTGCGTTAGAAATTATCTCTGCAACATCAGGAATTGTAAGCGTATCGGTGCTACTAGCTATAGTAATACTTTCACCTGAATCAAATCCGTGAGCAGGTGAAAAAATCTGTACGCTATTGGCACTTAGGTTACTACCAAAATTCATGTATCGTAAATCACTAGTGATGTTAGCTGCAAATAACACAGATGAATTACCAGATATAGTAAAAGATGTAGCAGCAGCATTAACATTTGATACTAGGAATGTATTACCGTTCAGATAGGCACTTGAATTTCCGTTTAAATAAACATAATCATTATTAGAAATGCCAGCAATATTTCCAACAAGTTTAATTGTAGCATTAGCACCAAAACTACCAATCACATTAGCAGTAACTTCTCTAGCTGTTTGAGCAGCATTTGAAGGAACTGGTACTGTTACAGATGTGCTGGTATTTGCTGATATTTGAAATACCTTACCATCTAAGTATCCGCCGTCTACATCATTTACATATACATAATTATACGGACCTGCAACACTATATGGATGTTCTAAACCAACGTTGAATACCAAAGAAGTATTTGATGAGTTAACAGTATTAGCAGCTATTTTCTCGCTGGTTCTGCTTACTAAAAGATTACCCAATGTAACATTAGCAGGACTTGAAATAGATGCGGTACTATCTGCTGTTACAGCAATATGCTTTTGTTCTAAACCGATCAAACCTGTTCCAGTAGCTGAACAGACTGTTACAAATTTTTCATTGATTTGTCTGTATGTAGGAATATTATATGCTGTATAGAAACTTCTCTTATTTGTACCAGCATAAATTGTACCAACGTATGTTACTCCGCTTGATTCTGTATTGGCATTTGAAAGTGCATGAATAACAGCAGCATTGCTATAATATGCTACAGTAATTTCATCACTGGCACTTGGAATATTTCTAAAGGTAATTCCATGAGGATTAGTTGCTAGTGTGTTAGCACTAAAACTATAATCCTTTGACGCTGCTGGAGATGTATTACTATTATCACCTACTAGTAGAACGCCATTTTTGAGCACAGTTAAATCGGTTGCTGTAAATGCAGCATTGCTAACTATGCTTACAATATTGTCTGGAACAAATGACAGCATGTTAGCTGTAGTAATGATTTGATTTGATGTGAGCGTAACAACTGTATTACTGTTTGCTGAGCTAATTGCAGCTACACGAACGATACCAGGAATATCAGCACTTTGAACACGATCACCTACATTAATACTTTCGTCATACGTATCTAATTCAATAGTTGTTGAAGTAACATTAGCGATAGAGTTTGCTGTTGCAATTACTCTAGAGTTAGCTGCAAACACAGCAAAGCCTGAAGTGCCATAGGTGTTGGAAGAAAGAGCCCAACTTTGTGTTTTTGTTACGCCGTCAAATGTGCCGCTGGGAAACTTTTTATAGGGAATAGTAAATGAAATTAAATTGTTATTAGCAATACTTTGTGTGATTGACTTTGAGTTAGTAGTTGACTCAAAGAAACTTATTTTATTATAATTACCGCTAATAGCATCGTCGGGGTCAGCGCCAATAAAAAGCTGTCTGCTGTCAACCGCAAAGCCTAATTCACCCGGACGTAATGGTTGTGGAAGGTCCTGCTTTAACCCCCTGCGGTTTTGAATTCGTGATATAATTACATTTGCCACTGTTAAGTCTCCTGAACTTAACAGTATTTATCACTTTGAACGATAGTAATCTTCTAAACGCTGCGCCCAACGATCACAGTAATAATCAAACTCGTTGCCCTCTATGATATATTCGCCAAATTTAGCGTCTCGGTCTACCATTAAAATAGCAACTTTACGTATATTTGTGCCATACATTTCGTTATGAGCTAAACTGTATGCACATCCTTGTAAAAAGTAATCTTCAATCCACTCGCGCTTTTTTAGCTTCTTAGCTGTCTTATAGTCAATAATGCTTTCTTCGTTTTCATAAATACCAACGCTATCCGTAGTTCCAGCATATAACCCACGAGCAAGTAAACCTACCTCAACACCCCAAAGTTCATTGATCTTAGGCAAGCCTTGTTCAATCATGCTCAATGTCATTTTACGAGCAAGTATGCTTACAAGATTATTACCAAAGTTATCCCATTCCTGACCTTTAACATATTTTTCAATAGCATTATGTACTTTGGTACCTAAGCCTGCGCTTTGTTGACTTTGACGATTAGCTTCTTCTTCGCCAACTCGTTTCTTCCATTCAATCAAATGAGTTTTGTCAGCAGTACTGTCAAGAATAGTAGTTACACTAGGAACAGGTTCGTCGCCCTCGTTACCTACGTATAATCTACCTAATTCAGTTTGAAGTCTTTTTAATTTTGGATAGGGGAATTTTTCTACTAGCATTAGACAACTATAACAAATAAATCAAGTGTTGTCAAGTATTAAATTACCAAGAAATATTCCATGTAATAGTATCTTCTGTTGTACTATTGGTTAAAATGCTAACGCCGTAACCTAAACCAGTAAAATAATCTTTTACATAATTAATTTGATCTAATTTTGTTGCATCGTCAGTAACACCATTGTAGACATTATAATAGACATTGCTGTCAGTCATTGTAGTATTACTAGAAACATTAGCATATAGTATGCCGGCATCAATGTTTGCTAATACAGCAGCTTCAATACTGCGAATCTCGCTGTGTATAATGCTGTTGTTGCGAGTATCGCGTCTTGCTGTTGTAGCATTAACAAATATGTTAGCCATTATAGATCCGCCTTAATGTCTTTCATTGCTTGATTACCTGCAAGTTTTGAAACGTCAACTGCTTGTTCAGCATCTTTGTTTAGATCTGCCGGTAACTCACTCTTTGGTACAATCTTATCTTTATCAACGCTGCTAGCAAAGCCACTTTGATCTACTGCTTGAATAAGTTCATCAGTAGATGTAACATAGCCCTGTCGTGCTAGTAATGATTTAAACTTTTCAGTTTTAATTTCTTTAATACCTTTAGACATTGCTCGCGTGAGAATATCCTGAACTGCAACGATCAGTTCGCCGTAATAATTCTCTGTTAAAACAATATCACGAATTAGCATTAAATTGCTGCTCTACCTAGTGGTTCTTCTTCTGGGCCTGCAGCCGCTGGTTCATTAACATCAACAGCAGGTTCCTCAGCATCAACTGGTTCTGCTTCAGGTTCAGCTAATCCGCCAGTATCACCTGCTGCGCCAACCATCTCGCCGCCTGTTAATTGTGCAACTGCATTGTCTAAGCCTGCCTTTGTTGCTTTTGCGTTTTCTAATTGTGCTGATAAAACACCAGATACTGTGTCGCTAAATGCTTGTGCTGTGTTGGCACCCATTTCGCCACGCATCTGATCTACTATAGCAGGAAGCTCTTCGTTAATCATGCGTCCAATACGTTCTACTTGGTCTTGAATATCATCAGCCATTGCTCGTACTGCCATTACTACTTCTGCTTGTTCAACATCAACTTCTTCATTTAGAATATCGTCAACAATGTCGCTTAGTAGGCTTTCAGTTTTCTTGTCCTTCTTGCTGCCAAATCGTGCCATTGCTCGTTCTACGTCATCTTGTCCAACTGAAGAAAGATCATATTCTTTGCCGTTGAAAGTAAATTTATTTTTCTTTGAAGCAATGGCTTTGTCTCTAGCTGTATTAAATGCATTTTGTTCTGCTATCTTACGACCAAAGTATTGAATACCTGATGTAATAGCAGCTTCGTCTAAGCCGTTTAGGAAACCTACAACAGCATCACGACTCTTGCCAGAAACTTTAGCAAACTCTTCTAGTTTTGACTCAATGGCATCATAGCTGGTCATGCCTTCTAGCTTAATACCAATTTCTTCAGCTAGTGCTTTTAGAAGCTTTTCGTCAAGATCAGTATTAGCAGGGACGTTTTCTTGAACTTCTTCAACAGCTTCATATTTCATGCTGCCGCACTCATCCATGTAGTTTTTAGCAGCGGTAATAACGATAGGCATAACATGATCATCGTCGTAAGCAAAACGATTATCCATTCTGTAACGGTTCATGCACTCGCCTACTGCTTCTTCCATTGTGTAGCCGCTGTCCATTAGCTTACGAACAGTTGATTCTAACATTTCTTTCATAGCCATGTACGCTGGACTCTCAGCATACATACCTTCGTTGATCATTGTTTCAACTACATCCTTAATGCCAAGAAACTTAGCATAATCAGGCTCTAAGTGAAACATCTTGTTTGTACCACGAAGTTTAATAATTGCTTTCTCAGCTGACTCTAGTACTTTTTCTAGCTTTTCCTTTCTTGGGAAGCCCTTTGAAATGGATATGCCAAACTGCTCCTTGAGAACAGAATTAATTTTTGTAATCTTTCTGTTAGGAGTTTCTCTAAAATCTTGTAAAAACATAATATTAATCCCTGCTATTGGTTATTACACTTATTTATCAGAAAACGCAGGAATTTTTATCTTATTTTAGAGTAGCTAGTTCCTTGTTAACATTTTTCAATTGCTGTACTGCTATATCTAGACGTGTAATAACAACTTCGCGCCGAAATTCGTCCTTAGTAGTACTAATTGTGTGTCTATAATATATACAGTCAACGCTCAGCTTATGG